ACCTGGCGCGACACAGCACTGCAAGACGCTAAAGATCGCGATCCATGGGAAGCGGTTGGTTTGGTTGTTGTGGTCAAAGGGCGTAGGAAGTATTGGGCGTGCAGAAATATGGCCCACAACATGCAGGACATGTTTGTGCTCAATCCTGAGGATTACGCCGCTGCAGACGATGCAGGTGAAATTATCGGCATTGTCCACAGCCACCCGAAGACTGCACCAGTCGCAAGCGAAGCTGACAAGGTGTCAGCTGAAAAGCATGGCTTGCCCTGGTATATCGTCAACCCAAGAACTGAGACCTGGGGCGAGTACACACCCTGCGGCTACAAAGCACCGTTGATTGGTCGTAAATGGACTTGGGCAGTGAATGACTGCTGGACGCTTGCGCGTGATTGGTACGCAGAGGAAGGCATCAATCTGCGTGATTGGGACAGGCCAGCAACACCAGAACAGTTTTTAGCCGCCCCAATGTTTGATGGGGCGTGGGCCGCCACTGGTTTTCGGGAGCTTGCAGAAGATGAGCCATTGGAGCGTGGTGATCTGTTGTTGATGCAGATCAACGGCAATGGCCTCAATCATTGTGCAGTTTTTATTGGTGATGGCATGGTGCTGCATCACCTTTCCGAAAGGCTGTCCTCTAGAGATCTCTATGGGGGCTGGCTACAATCATGCACAGGGAGGCGGCTGCGTCATGTTGCGTAAGGTCAGGCTTTACGGGCAGTTAGCTGAGTTTGTTGGCCGCAAGGTGATTGAGGCTGATCTGTCATCTGCCGCTGAAGCAGTGCGGATGCTGATTGCTAATTTCCCTGGGCTTGACGGCCACATGGCGGATCAGCATTACAAGGTGCTTGTGGGTGATGGCGCGTTGACGCTTGATGATCTGCATAATCCTGTTGGGCAGGAAGAAATCAAGATCGTGCCGGTGATTGCTGGTGCGGGTGGAAACACGGCAGGCATATTATCAATCATTGCAGGAGTCGCGCTGATTGGTGTGGCTATTGCAAGTGCTGGCGCAGGATTTGCTTTAGGGGCTCAAGGGATTGGCTTTATTTCAACTGCTGGCGCTGGCACATTTAGCGCAGCAGCGCTTGCAGGAAACATTGGCATTGGTTTGGTTTTACTTGGTACTGCCTCATTAATTTCACCAACCCCTTCAATCCCGCAAGGTCCAGACACCGTTCAAGATCCACGCAAGTCATTTTCTTTTTCTGGCGTCCAAAACACCTCGCGTGGTGGAACGCCAGTTCCAATCGTTTACGGCAAAACTTTGACCGGCAGTGTCGTCATTTCTGCTGGCGTTGACACTGAGCAGGTGCAGGCATGACCACGATTATTGGTTCAGGTGGTGGCGGCAAAGGACCACCACCGAGCAGTCGTTCCCCTAAGACAACGCCTGATAGCCTTGACTCTCGTCAATATGCAACGGTTTTAGACCTGATCTCTGAAGGCGAGATTGAGGGTTTGGTTGACGGTAACAAGTCGATTTTCCTGAACGGCACTGCGCTCCAGAACGCACAAGGCGAGTTCAATTTTGAGGACGTCACTGTTTATACGCGCAACGGGACACAGGCTCAGACTTATATTCCGATTACGTCTGGAACGGAAAACGAGCGCAGCGTAAATCGTCCTGTCACGAAATTTGTTTCTGTTACTGAAACGATTACAGACGATGACGTTGATGCGGTTCGCGTAACCATATCAATTCCATCGTTGCAAAAAATTGACAACGAAACCGGCGACACGCTTGGCACTAAAGTTCGCCTCAAGCTTTTTGTTCAGTACGCAGGTGGTGGCTTTGGAGACGCATTGATTGACGACACCATTTCAGGCCGTACTGCTGATCTGTACAAGAAGGATTATCTGATCACGCTGAATCGTCCTGTCGCAACCGACAACGTAGACATCAAGGTTGAGCGAGTTACTAAAGACAGCAATGATGCTCTGCTAACTAATGCGTTTAGCTGGTCAAGCATGACCGAGATTAAGTACGCAAAGTTGCGCTATCCAAACAGCGCATTGATTGCATTGCGTGTTGATGCTGAGCAGTTCAGCAGCATTCCAACTCGTAAATATCTGGTCAAGGGCGTCAAGGTTGCTATCCCTGCTGGCGTCACCGTTGACTCTGATACTGGCCGTATCATCTACCCAGAAAATTTTGTCTGGAACGGTACGTTTGCCGCTGCAACTTGGTGTGCTTGTCCTGCGTGGATTCTCTACAACCTTTTGACCAACACCCGCTATGGGTTTGGCAATCACGTT